GACTTGTGGTTGCTAACGTGGTTGTATTCATTCGTGGTTCGTGCGTGGTTGCTGATCCCAAACTCCCTAGCCTTTATTCATGGGGCTAGGGAGTCCTTTTTTGGGGTTACTTGGTTTTGTTTTTGGAACGTGGTTTGCGTCCCTTAACTTCTGGAGTGGTTGCTTCGGCTTTGATCTTCGCCTTCTTCCCTGCTGACATTTTGCGAGTGTCGATCAGGGTTTTGTTTTTTGCTGGCGTGGTCTGCATCTTGTTGCGGATTGCGTCCATTACGGCTTTAAGCATCGGTCTTGTCGCTAGGGGTTGCGTGAACAAGGGCATGGATTTCGAGGAGAAGCTCCTGCGAAATGTGTCCTAGTTTGTTGGCGATCTCTTGAGCGAGATTATTCAGTTCTGCTAGTGTCATTGTGTTTTTGGTTGTTGTTGTTACTTGCATTTCCAAGCTCGGAGAGACTTGTTGATGCGAGAGTCTGGATCTCGTGCGGTCTTTGCGCTGGTGAGTTTTGCCTTCATGCCCTTCATTCTGGCACAAAAACTAGCCTTGCGTCCTGCGTCGGCTTTGGTCTTTGGGTTGGGTGCAGGGGCTTTAAGGTTGCCTCCTGTTGCTTTATTATAGGATGCCCTGCCCTTGGCATTCAAGCCACCCTTTGGGTCTTTGCCTTCCTTCCTCTGCCATGCTGGTGATTTAGCCATATTATTTTTTCTTTGCGGTTTTCTTGCTGTCTCGAAATGCCTTTGCGGTCGGTGCGCCTTTGCTACCTACCTTTCGCATCTTCTCCCCTGATCCTTTAGCAGTGCGCTCATGCGTTGGCAAAGTGCTTTTCAAATACCATCACGGCATACTGACTCATGCTCCTGCGCTCGGCTTTGGATGCCTCGGCAACCTTCGCCTTTAGATTCTTGGGAAAGTAAAGGCCAAGGAAGCAGTTGGGAGTTTCCTTCGGAGTTGCGGCGGCGGCGGTCTCGGTTACAGGTTCGGTGATTTCGGTTGGTTCGGTGATAGGTTCGGTGGTTGTCATGGTTCAATGGTTAAAGTGAAGCATCATTCTTGCGACAGTTAAAAGGTCGTGCAAGTTTATTTTTTTATATTTTTTCTGAATTTTGGGTTTCCGATCAATCCCCTATCTGCGAGTCTTTGAAGGAAGATCCAAATGTAGGGAATACAGGGTTTGTGGTGCAGTTTCGTGGTCATGCCTGTTCGTCGTATTGGTCGGGGTCTTGTAGGGTCTTTTCTATTGCTTCGTCAACGTCAATCTCTTGGTTGCATTTCGGGCATTCGGATTCCCAAACTCCTGACGCATCAATTCGGATGGGAAACTCGTTCTGGCATTCGGAGTTTTGGCAAGCGTAATCGTAAATCATTTCTTTGTGGTTTCTAGGAAGGCAATGATCTCCTCCAACTTCTCGGAAATCGCATCGGTTGTGGCGATGAGGGCATTAAGCCTCTCCTCTAGGGTTTCGGTTTTTTGTTCGGTTGCTTTCATATAGGCTTTTAGGTGCTGATCGTTTAAGAATACCATAGTGTTATCGGTTGCGGCGGTGGTTTCAGTTAAGATCAAAGATTGCGTTTAATCGTCGGTCGGTAGCATTATCTGCGGCGGCGGCGGTTGCAAGGATATTTTTTATTCTTTTTTCTAGGGTGATTGCCATGCGGTGAATCTCCTTTGCTCTGGCAACGGAAATCCTGACCTGATCGTTTCCATGCCGTTCTGCTTGTTTAATTTCGGTGAAGAGAAGCGGTTCGATGTTGGCGATCAATGCGGCGGTTTCAGTTAGGGTGCTAGTATCGGGTTTCATGCGGCGGCGGTTTCAGTTAGGGGTTCAATCATGGTTTTGTGGACAAGTTCCGTAGGACGTATTCCCTGCCAAAACAGCGGCGAGATAAATCCTCTGTCACCATTCCATTCGGTTACGATGTAGGTGATTCCATCAGGCTCCCATTCTTTGGTGATTTTGACTAGCGTTCCTGCTTTCATGTTTTTATTTTTGGTTCGATCATTGTGAAAACATCTCCTTCTACCCAGTTAATCCATCCCTCCTGCCAATCTGTTGCGTCATAGGGAATCCATTCCTCGTTGTGGTCTCGGTTAATCTCCTGCAAAATCTGCTCTAGTGTCCATGTCAATTCCTTCCCTGTCTCAATTTCAAGGATAATAAAAGATTTTGGTGCAGTTTTGGTTTGCTTGAGGATTTCTGAATTCACCTTGGCTACTAATGTCGTGAATTGTTTGTGTTCTTTTTCATCTTCCCAATTTTTAATATCTCTCCAATACTCAATAGCACGACGCAATTCGTCGATATTTTCGGGGGTATCTTCAATGGTTATTTTCATGTGCGTGGGTGGTGGTGGACTAATGAATTGCTTTGATTGTGTCACTTAGGGCGATTTCTAGAGATTCCAAAATTTGCTCTTTGGTCAGGTATTCTTGATCGCCGTCGAAAATACCAAAAAGGCAATTTTTGATTGCTCGCCTCTCTTGGATTGCAAGCAAGAGGTCTTGGGCGTTTTGAAGTCGTTCTGTTGCCAATTTAATGTTCATGTGTGTGTTTTTTTGTGGTTGCGATTTGCTATGGAGCCTGTATTTATGCGGTTCTGTAGCCAATCTTGTTTATACCCTACAAGGTTTTTGCAGTATGTGCAAGAACTTTTTACAGGGTTCCAGTTGGTACTGGCTTCTGCTCCCCCCATTACAGGAGAAGCAGAGTGTCAATACTACTGCTTGAAAAAATACTTCCCATTCTTAAAGCGGATGCTTCGGGTGGAAGTGATTGTTTCAATCGGTTTACCCCTAAAGTTTGTAACAGATTTAACTGCATCCAAAATGCGATCAATTCCGATATAAGCCTCAATAGCAGATGCATACAGAATCGTAAAAACATCCTGCTTGCGATGTTCATTACAGATCATGGCATCATGGAGATCAAAATCCCACCAAGCTAGACCAATCTCACGATTAGTAAGCGTATAGAAATCAATACGATCATCCATATCTGGATCGTTGGCCCAACAATCCTTGCAAATGCCACCAAGAAGCATTTTGGAGTGAGGGGAAATGACCTCCTCACAATTAGGGCATTGATGCACATTAAGAGACTGAATTGCAGACTCCAAACGCTTAATCGAACCCACCAAAATCCGCATATAATCGGCATCGGCTTGACCAATCTTTCTACTAGGGATAGAAAGATGGAAACGCTCCCCAAAAGGGGATAGGGACTTTTTATTCTTCATAACTCCTGTGTTGTTATACTGGCTGAATTGCCAGCATCGGCCTTAATGAACCGATTAGGACACCCTAGATTGCTCTAGGATGCCCTGTATCGAATCACTTATTGAACCTTGTACGGAATCTCCGTTTTAGTTCCTTTGCCTCTTCCTTGATGCGTTTCTGTTCCTTCTTTGCCCTAGCCTTTTCCAGAACCTTTCTCTGGCATCTGGATCGGATTGCCCAATGGTAAACATCCTCAATCCTGACCACTTCCTCCCGACGAGTACCAAGGGGACGAATCTTGAGGAGATCACCTTCTGCTGATGATTCCAGAGTGACGCACAGGGGCTTGCCTGTATCGCAACCGAAACCATAACCAAGGGTGATTCTGGTCTTGCGCTTAACTGGCTTATTTAGCGGAGTCATTATACATCAACCTTTTTGATGATCTTGATGGTATCAGTCTCATCCGCATTTTCCCAATCGTTGCACAAGTCACGCAACAGGTTTTTAAGCCTGTCCAAGTGATCCTCTGCTCCCTTAATAAGACCCTCTGTGGTGCGTATGCGTTCCATGATGATCTTCTTTTTGGATGTATGCTCAACTACGAACTTCTTCATGCTGTTTCCTTTCTGTTTATCCTAGACTTAATTATCTAGGCTACTCCCCCCTGTTGCCAAGGAGGAGTGTGCCTAACTAATCTTCAAAATGTTCCCTTGCTTCTCTCAATTTGTCGAAATAAAGAGAACAACTCTTTTCAAAATTATCTCCTGTTCTGGTGTAGTAATGAGTAGGTTTAGAATACCCATGACCAGCATAAGCAGGGATAATTTCAAATTTTCCATCTTCTGTCCTGTATCTGTGATGAATGTCACCAGATATAAGAGGTTGACGAATTAACTTCATAACTAACTCCTTATTTTGATAAGTCAGGATGCCCCTGACAGGCTTGATACTAACTAGTACCAACTACTGCACCAGAAGTTGCCTTCTGATGCAGGGTGTTGAAACTAATTACCAACGTACCAATCAATAACTAGAAAACAAACTGCAACTAACCATACAATAGCACCATAATTAAGTGCCATCTCTAATATGTCGATTGTGTCCATATTATTTTACTTCAAATCCTCCTTTGATTCTATCGTGCCACTCTTGCCTTGCTTCTTGCAAGGTGATGATTCTTTCCTCTTCTCCATCAGGAATGATTCCATCAGAGTCTAAAGAAAAGTCTTTCACTCTAACGCTATCACCTTCGGGAATGTAAGTTGCCCGAATAAATAATTTTGGGCTATTTAACACTAATGAATAACTCATATAACTATCTCCTTATTTTTGTTTTGACTCAATAGCCTTATTGCTACTGATTACTACCCTCCCGAAAGAGGGTAGCGTATCAATATCAATTTTCAACAGGGATGCCATTGTTTGCCCCCATATATAAGAACCAATCTTGCGGCTTCTGTTTAGCGTCTCCGTTTCCTACCTTTTTAAGCCACTTATTTATGTGGCGAGTAGTAGTGGATGACCATGAGTAGGAAGTGCGATAAAATCCCACGCCATGAACATAAGCCGCAACTGGAGTTTCATAACTAAACAGAAGAGAATTTCCATTGCTGAAAATTACTTCGTTGATGTTATCACCATGCGTTTTTAGTTTCATATAACTATCTCCTTTTGCTGTTTGTTTATCTTGCTGACTGAATTGTTAGCAAGCTATTACCCTGTCCTGTCACAACAGGGCAATGTGCTTACTGACTAAATAACTACTTCAAGAAAATAATGAAGTAATCATCAGTTTGTTTATCTACTCGGTAAACTTCGTTGATTGCAAACTCAACAAAGTTGCGAGCATAAGGCTCAACTTTATGCCCTACTGCTGACCAAGTTTCGGGCATATCGTTTTCCTTATCCTCTTCCCAATAGATAACATACTCAAAATTAAGTTTTAGCTTTAGGCTACCATCATTTTTGATGATTTCACCTTGGGCTTTATTCTTAATGATTTTAAGCAGATTAGCTTTTTCACTCATGCTGTCTCACCTCCTTTTTTTCTGTACCCTATGCACAGATTATTGCCCCCCCATCAGGAGGGGCAATGTATCTAGGCACTAACTCCAAGGATGAAGTCACAAGCGGCATGGGCCTTTCCAGCCGCACTAACGACCAATTTCTTGTCATTCTTTAGCTTGGTTAGCCAGTTGCTGATGTATGCGGCTGAATTATCAATCGTGCGATCAATAATGCCAGCAACAGCACAGAGATAGCTTGCGCCCATCTCTGCAACTAACTCTTCCTTGGCATAACTGCTATCACCAAACTTGCTGACCACATTTTGAAACCTTCCTAGTCTTGACTCGTGCCCTGTGGCATGGGTCAATTCATGGAACAGGGTAGAATAATATTCAGCCTCTCCCTTGAAGGTTTCTTTTTTCGGCATATTAACAACGTCAGAATCCCGACGATAATAAGCAGACTGATCAACGTGAGTTATAACAGGCTTTTTCTGCATATTCGCCACAATTTTTTCAGCCTCTTCAATAGGATTGAAAGTAATCTGTGGTTCATCTGAAACAGGAATATTCAGCCCATCACATTGACTAACATTAAAGACGTTATAATAACGCAACATTGGAATCGTTTTCTTTTCCTTTGTTACCTTATCAATGGTCTCTAACATTTTCCAGTAAACAACCATTGTTGACTTTTCTCCTTTCCTGACCTGACCTCCTAACTCCGTGGCTTGCTTGTAGCTTACCCAGTATGGGGAAGAGAAGCCAGCACAGGATAGAAGCCAGACATTTAGACCTCTGTAGGCTTTTTTGCTTACAAAGTTAACAGGAAACTGATTTGCGCCCCCCCCAGCCCAAGGTTTATGCCAAGGCACAACACCCTGTTCCAAAAGGTCAATAATGCGATCAGTTACAATGCTGTAAACGTCAACTTTTTCTTTGCTCATAATAACTCCTTTTTTTGCTGTTTGTTTTGACTCAATAGCGTTATTGCTACTGATTGCTACCCTCTGTCACAGGGTAGTGTATCAATATCAACTTATATGCAATTTTGCAGTAAACTTACTAAACATTAAGAAAGCAAAATCATCTTCTCTTCCCTTTGGTATTCCTTCCGTTTTAGCTTTCAACCTATCAGAAAAAGGCTTAAACTTTTCCATAATATAGTCACTAGCTTTACCTTCAATTAGAGTAGATTGATATAACCAGTTTTCTCTCTCATATGCCCTTAATGCTGAAAGCATGATTGCATTATAATCTGAAGTGTTTATTTTCATAACTAACTCCTTTGTTTTAATACCCTAAATGTGTGGGGCTAACACTCAACACTCTGTGCTGATTATTGCCCCCTGATTAGTCGAAACTAAACAAGGGGCAATTTATCAAAACAGCTTTATGAGTTTTTCCCTTCTTGCAACGGATTAAATTTATGACCAATGCTCAACCTAGTAGGGGATCTATTGTGCCTTACTTTCTATTGTCACAGGAGCCTGACAGGCTCAACAATTGGCGAAAGGGGCAGGTCAAAATCCAGTTCGGGTTTGAACCAGTCAACCAGCAAGTTAAAATGTCAAAGAGCATGAGACGGAGATGAACCCCGAATTGTGGAGCGGTTCAAAGGGTGAGAGCTTCACCAAACCGCTTACAACTTCATCCACACTATAAAAGAATCTTTCAATGGTCAATGGGTTTTTTTCATGGGTATGCAAAAAAGTCTCTAGACCCGCATTCTAAAGCCTTCTACAGGCAATGAGATTTTTTGCCACAAAATCATCAGGAACAAGAAAACAACCCCTAGAAGCCCATTTTATCAGGGTCTAGCCATCTTGCCGCTTAAACACTAGCGCAATCAACATTCTTGCAAAAACTTTTATGCCACCAGCACGACGAATATGCTTGACGGATTTCAATGTAGGACACTAAAATAGAAGCCACAAGGATAGCCCCTCAAAAGCCCCTTGTAGCCCCTTTCTAGATCATCGCTTGACCCTAGAAAAAGTCACTCCCTTTAATGGTACAGGAGATTGTTGACTAGGCATTAAAATCTAGGTAGAAAACTACCCTTATGAGCAAACCACTAAACACCAGACAGAAGAAATTTGTTGATAACTATATATTGAAAGGTTTAACCATTGCTGAATCTGTTAGAAGGGCAGGATACTCCATCAAATCAGGCAAGGTTGAAGATGCTGGAAGTTATGGTTGCAAGCTATTAAAGCAAGACAGAATTAAAACCTATTTGAACAAATTAAAGGAGAAAGAGTTTAGTAAAATGGCATTGTCAGTAGAGGAGAAAAGAGCATTTTTAGCTAGGGCTGTTAGGTGTGATGTTTCCTCTCCTGATGCTGACCTGATACAGGAAGTGAGTGAGTCAAGTAATGAACACGGAGTTAGTCGAAAGGTGAAGGTAGTAGATAAGCTACGGGCCTTGGAGTTAGACAGCAAAATAGCAGGGGATTTCTACTCTGATCGTGAGCCTCAAGCTAACAATCCTTTCCTGTTCGTTGTAGCCTTTGGCAAGTCAGCTAACAACAATCCCGATTATCTGACTAATAAGCCAGTCATTGATGCTGAAATCATCCCTTCCTGACGGGGTATCTAACAATCCTTTTTAATAAGGGATCCCTTACCGCATGGTGCCCCTCCCCACCACCCCAACTGGCCTCGGTGAGTTAGTATATATGCCCCAATGAAAAAAAATCAGTATTTGGGAAGTTCCTCTTATTTTAGATTCTTGTAGAAAGAATATCTAATAAAGTGCTTTACAGATTGATGATTGTGGAGATAGTTTGCTGGCATGAATGAAGGTGAACTTTTAATTACTTTGTTGAATGCGGCTACGATTGGTCATGTGTTGCATTTGAGGAGTAGGAGCTATGCGGAGCATAAGGCATTGGATGGGTTTTATAGTGGGATGCCGGGGCTTGTGGATGGCGTAGTAG